GATGGCTGCAAGAATTGTTCGATCACAAGACCATCGTTGCTGAGGACGATCCCGACCGCGATACCTTCTTTGAGCTCAACAGGAAGGGGCTGATCCAAATAGTTTCCGTCCCGGCCACCGGCTGCGAGGCGTTTGCCAGGTTGATCTATGGGGCAACCGAGGTATGGCTGGCCGATAACGGCTATGCCCCTCGCGCTCGGCTGGCTTTGGTTGAGGTGCGGGAGCATGGCGCCAATTCAGCGATCTACACCGGGGAGACTTTGGAGCTGGCAACCCCTGCCCCCGAACCCGAGGGGGCCCCGGTATGAAGGCCCCCCTGCTCTCTGAAATCTTCGGCCCGACCATTCAAGGGGAGGGGCGGTTCATTGGGTGCCCGACCATCTTCGTGCGGACGGCGGGGTGCGATTATCGGTGTTCGTGGTGCGACAGTATGTTCGCGGTCGACCCGCAGAAATATCACGACGATTGGGAATTCCATGAGGACGAGGACATTGTCCGCCAGGTGATGGCCCTGGCCAATAACTCAACCATCCGCCCGACCGTCACGTTCAGCGGGGGCAACCCCGCGATCCAGCCGCTTGGCCGTGCCATCGATTTGCTTGAGGAACAGCGGTTTCACACCATCATCGAGACCCAGGCAACCATCATCCCCGATTGGATTGCCAGCCCTTCGGCCTTCTCGTTCAGCCCCAAGCCTCCGTCGAGCAAGATGGATGCCGACCCGCAAGACCTTGCGAAATGGCTGATAGAGCTGCGAAAGGCAAACCCCGTGAGCTACGAGCGATCACAGGTCAAGATCGTGGTGATGGACGAGGAAGATTGGGAGTGGGCCAAGATGGTGAAGGACACGGTTCACGCCGATGACCTTCCGTTCTATGTGCAGCCCTGCAACCCCTGGGTCGGGGCCGATGAGCAAGGTATGGCCGTTCCCCTTTTGCGCGCCTACGAAAGCCTCATAGCCCGTGTCCTGCAAGATGGACGCTATGATTTCGGTGTGCTACCTCAGCTTCATACGCTGGTATGGGGGAATGAACGTGGCAGATAGGGTTGATCTCAAGGCCGCCGAGGCCGCCGTGCGCGATCTTTTGATTGCGATTGGCGAAGACCCCGAGCGCCCAGGTGTTCAGGACACGCCGCGGCGAGTGGCAAAGTTCTGGCAAGAATTCATGGAGTATGATGCCGGCAAGATCGGCACGACCTTCGACAGCATCAAAACCGATCAGATGGTGGTGGTGACGGGGATGCGCGTCTGGTCGATGTGCGAACATCACCTGTTGCCGTTCTGGTGCGATGTGAGCGTGGGGTATCTGGCCGGGGACCGCGTCCTGGGCCTGAGCAAGTTCGGGCGCGTTGCCAAGAGCTGTGCGCGCCGCCTTCAAGTTCAGGAGCGCCTGGTGGACGACATTGCAGACGTTCTCAAGGAATTGGTCGGGCATGAAAACACGGCAGTCGTGGCCAAGGGTGAGCACCTTTGCATGGTCAGCCGGGGGATCGAAATGCCTCACCACATGATCTCAAGTTCGATGCGCGGGCGGTTCCTCGACGAGCCCGAGGCGCGACAAGAGTTTCTCTCCCTGGCAGGGGTCACATGAACAAAAAAGGCAGATGGAGCCTGGTGGCTAACTCCGAAACCATCGCCGGGGCTTGCATGAAGGTGGCCGGGGAACTCGTCCCGGATATGACCGAAGACCTTGATCAGTGGACCCTCCTGGTTCTTCTCAACGGCGGGCTTCCTTTTGCGGCTGACCTTATGGCCGCCCTCCATCAATACAACGTCAACGGGTTCACCTTCGACACAGTCAAGGCCAGCTCCTACACCGGCCCTGCCAAGTCGGGGCCTCTTACGTTCAAGGGGTTCCCCGAGGTTGAGGGGCGCAACATCGTCCTCGTTGACGACATATACGACAGCGTCAAAACCCTCGAAGGGGCTGCCCGCGTCTGCCAGGCCAGAGGGGCCAGGAAAATCAGAGGTGCCGTCCTATTTGACAAGCGGGAGGGCATTGAGGCATCAATTCCAAGGTCGTCGGGCCTTTATGTGCCCCGATCCTGGTGGCTCGTAGGCTACGGAATGGATCTTGACGGCGCGTTTCGTGGATGGCCGGAGGTAATGCGATGGGAGCCGGAGGCCCAACGCCTCGAAAGTGGACAGACGAAGAACGGCTAAAGGTCGAACTTCTGACCGCCTACGGTGCGACCGCCGAGGACATTGCCACGGAGCTCGACACCAGCACGACCACGCTTTATCGGGTTTTCAATGAGGAGCGAAAAAAGGGCATGGCTCGGGCTAACGCCCGTGTCGCTCAACAGCTTTTCAAGATGACCCAATCAAATGTTGATAGTGGCCCGAAGCTTGGCGCAATCGTGTGGTGGGAGAAAACCCGCGCAGGGCTCTCCGACCGCATCAATGTGAACACCCCTGACATGGACGTCGACGTGAACTTCTATATGCCGGACAACGGTCGCGGTGACGGTATGCCCAAAGAACCGGCTGATGAAGCTCCCGAGGCAGACGGTGCCGGGTGAGCCGAAGCATCCGCATCGGGCCTCAGCCTGGGGCTCAAGAGCGGTTTCTTAGCAGCAGGGCCGATATCTGCATCTATGGCGGGGCTGCCGGTGGCGGCAAGACGGCCGGCCTTCTTCTTGAGGCCTCCCGGTATAAACGCAACCCGAAATATGGCGGGGTGATCTTCCGTCGCACGACCCCTCAGATCAAGAACGAGGGGGGCCTGTGGGACACCAGCTTTGAGTTCTACCCCTACCTCAAAGGGTCACCACGGGAGCATCAGCTTGATTGGAGGTTTCCGTCAGGCAGCACCATTGCCTTCCGTCACATGGAGTATGACAAGACCCGGCTCGATTGGCAGGGGGCCCAGGTTCCCTTCATCGGCTTTGATGAGCTGACCCATTTCACGGAGAAGCAATTCTGGTATCTGGTCAGTCGGAACCGCTCAATGTCGGGCGTGAAACCCTATATGCGCGGGACGTGCAACCCCGACCCTGACAGCTTTGTCTCCCACTTGATCGAGTGGTGGATAGACCAGGACACCGGCCTTCCGATCCCCGAGCGGGATGGGGTGATCCGCTGGTTCGTGCGGGTGAGGGACGAGCTTCATTGGGCCAGTGACCCAAACGAGATTTCAGATAAGTTTCCGGGGATTGAGCCAAAGTCCTTTACCTTTATCTCAGCCAGGCTCGAGGACAATCCGATGCTCATGGAGGCCGACCCCTCCTATAAGGCCTCGCTCGAAGCCCTGCCCCTGGTCGACCGGGAGCGCCTTTTGGGCGGGAACTGGAAGATCCGAGAAGCCGCGGGCCTCATCTTCCGGCGCGATTGGTTCGGGTTCTGTGAGGCAAATGAGGTCGGAAAAGGTCAGGCCGTGCGGTCCTGGGACTTGGCGGCCACCCAGGGGGGCGGCGATTGGACCGTAGGGGTCAAGATCGTGAGGGTTCCTGACCCTCATTGGTGGATCGTTGACGTTATTCGCTTTCAGGGAAGTCCGCGCCAGGTGCGCGACACCATTGTGAACACCGCCGCTCAAGACGGGCCCAGTTGCCACATCCGCCTCCCTCAAGACCCCGGTCAGGCCGGGAAAGCACAGGCACAAGACCTAGTTGCCGCCCTTGAGGGCTACCAGGCCAAGGCTGAACTGGAAACGGGCGACAAGGTCACGCGGGCAAAGCCCTTGTCAGCCCAAGTCGAAGCAGGGAATGTGACGGTGGTGCGCGGCCCGTGGACCGATATCTATGTGACCGAGATGGAGAACTTCCCGTCCGATCACCTTCACGACGACCAAGTCGACGCTTCAAGCGGCGGCTTTAACCATCTGGCGAAGCAGCATGAATGGGCATTCCGATGAACCTCTTTGACCGATTTCGAGCCGCCGCGTCCGTCCTTACACGGGGGGCCGAGGGCTTTTTCCAATACCAGGGGCAGCGCCAATGGCAGCCGCCCCGCCGTGGCTCAAGGGAGTTTTTGCAGGCATACCGGCAATTCAGTCAACTGCGCCGGGTGGTTGCAAAGATCAGCGAAGCCGTGGCGCAAGTCGAATGGCGCGTCTATGCAAAGCTACCGAATGGCGATGATGCGGTGGTGCCGAACCACCCACTTGAAAAACTCCTGAGCCGAGGCACAGGTGACCTCACCGGATATGACGTCATGCGCCTCACCTCCTCACACGTTGAGGTCGTGGGGGAGGCGTTTTGGGCAATCGAGCGGAACGCAATGCTCATGCCGATTGGCCTTGTGCCGTTCGTTCCCACATGGATCGTCGGGTTTCCGACGCCCGGGACGCCGTTCTACAAGGTGAGCATCCCAGGCAGCGGCGCGGCCTTTGATGTTCCGGCAACCGATATCATCTGCTTCAAGGATCCCGACATTGAGAACCCC